TGGTGAGCATAGCTACTGAGATGTAATAACTGCCAGCACTTTCAAACACCACTGGGGTACCCTTTGTGATCGTGGAGCCAGAAACGTCCAAAATACAGGCTGTGCCGTAGTTGCCATTACCTATATCTTGATAAGTCACGATGGCCTTGGTGCTGGTGAGCATAGCTACTGAGATGTAATAAGTGCCAGCACTTTCAAACACCACTGGGGTGCCAGGTGTGATGGTGGAGCCTGAAATGTCCAGGATACAGGTAGTGCCGTAGTCACCGTTACCACCATCCGAGTAAATCACAATGGCCTTGGTGCTGGTTAGCATAGCTACTGAGGTGGAATAAGTGTTTGCACTTTCAAACACCACTGGGGTACCCTTTGTGATCGTGGAGCCAGAAACGTCCAAAATACAGGCTGTGCCGTAGTTGCCATTACCTATATCTCGATAAGTCACGATGGCCTTGGTGCTGGTGAGCATAGCTACTGAGATGTAATAACTGCTTGCACTTTCAAACACCACTGGGGTGCCAGGTGTAATGGTGGAGCCTGATATATCCAGGATACAGGTAGTGCCGTAGCTTGAATTACCTATATCTCGATAAGTCACGATGGCCTTGGTGCTGGTTAGCATAGCTACTGAGGTGTAATCGGCGGCAGCACTTTCAAACACCACTGGGGTACCAGGTGTAATGGTGGAGCCTGATATATCCAGGATGCAGGTAGTGCCGTAGTTTGAATTACCTACGTCCCTATAAGTCACAATGGCCTTGGTGCTGGTTAGCATAGCTACTGAGGTGTAATCGGCGGCAGCACTTTCAAACACCACTGGGGTACCAGGTGTGATCCCCTCAAAAATTGCTCCAGCCGCCAATAACTTCATCGCTAACCAGCTCATGACGCCACATCCTTCAAAGCAGAGCCGTAAACAGTAGAGCCGTTTTTCCACAGCACCACATGGGTATATCCGGTTGCTGCCAGCGTCGGAGCTACACCACCCGCCCAGACAACGCCGATGGTCGTCCAGGTGATGGTGTAAGCAGTACCATCAGCAATCCGTAGGATGACAAACTGCCCACTGGCAAAGTTTGTCGCGGCAGGAGTTCGGGAGGCTGTCAGCGTGATAGTCTGAATCGTGCCATTGGCCGGGTCGATCTCGAAAGCTGCTCCGTCCGTGATGGTGTAGACGGTTTCAGTAAGTTCCTTAAATGTCTGATCAGCCGTCCAACTTTGCGCTACGCCCAAGGCCGCAAGCGTGCTCGTAGCCGATGGGTAAGTGTAAGTGTAAGCCCCAGGCATCGTAAAGTTGACATTATAAGCCCCGGTGAACGCCACGTTACCGGCATAGGTTATCGTACGAGTGGAGTTGTTGACTCCCGTGCCGCCGTAGGTGCCAGCAATTATCTGGGTTAGTTCCGCAGAACCGTCGAAATTGTTCCCGTAAATCGCACGGGTGGTTTGTAACACCGTCGCGGAACCCGCGTTTCCCGACACTGTAGTCGGCTCCGCCATCATCGCATGTTTATGGTCTCGTCTTGCGGCAGCGGTGGCAGAGCCAACAACGGCAGCATCGCTGAACGCCTGAGTAGTCGGGTTGGTGGCGTCAAACAACGCTTTGTTGGTGTATGCTGTTTCCCCATTGGTTATCCCGACATAATTGTATAGCCCCGCCGCCGGTGCCGTAGCCTTCACGACCAAACCATGCGCGGTGGTACTGGCGTTAAGGTCTGTATTATCGTCAGGGGCAGCAAAATCGTCGAGTTTAGTTGTCGTTGTTGCCATCGTGCAATCTGCGTCAGGCACGGTAATCGCCCGTGTCGCCCCAGCAGCCGGGCCGGTGATTGTGATTTTGCCGGTTGTGGTGGTGGATTTTAGGGAGCCAGCCATCGCCCCCTGTAGCAACCAGCGTTTATCTCCTGCGTTAACATCAGGAGTGATGATATTTGGGGATGATTCCGCCCCCGCCGAAGTAGCATCAAGGTGATACGTATACGCCTGAGAGCCCGTCACTACAATAGCAACATCCCCATCACTCAAAAGTGCCCCATCTATATTGTCCAACGCCCCTGATGCTCCACCAGTCAACGCTATCGCGGGCCAAAATGCCATAACCTTCTCCTATTGCCAAATATTGCCTGGTTGATATGTTCTCAAGAATGCCTGTTCCCAGCCTGAAACAGTTTTCACATAAATGTGATCAGTGATATCAGTCCAAATAGACCCAATCAATACGTATAGCTTACTGTCAATAATAGCAAAAATATTCACACTTCCGCCGACAACAGGGGAAATAAGATCGTCACCAAATAAATCTAAATATTCTATACCTTCAGCAAAATAAGGAATAACGCTATCTTCAGATCCAAGAACTAACTCCCCTATCATCTGAGATACAGTAGGAATAATACTATAGCCTACATTGACAGTTGCTAAATAATTGCTATTTGAATTTATAACTGTAATAACGCTATCTTCAGATCCAAGAACTAACTCCCCTATCATCTGAGATACAGTAGGAATAATACTATAGCCTACATTTACAGTTGCGCCTATAACCACCTCTTCTAATACAGTAGGATTAATACTTCCAGAAGAACTAATAGTCGATAGCAAATTAGAATCGTTATTTAATGCTATAACAATCGTTTCTGAACTTGTCAGCCCTGATTCAATATACGGCTCAACCGATACAGTAACATTTATTTCTCCTGATGACGATACTTCTGCCTGAATATTGTTATTTTCGGAAACCACAACTACTACAGATTCAACCGCCGAGACAGCTGCTTGAATACTATTAGAAACGCCAATAACAGGGACAACAGAATCCACCCTTAATAGTGAACCAGTAATGCTGCGATCTTCACCTGACACTGGTACAATCGTTTCGGAGCTTGTTAATTCTGAGGCTATAAGTCTGTCTGTTTCTATTACTGGAATTAAATTTAATGATATAAATAAATTTTGCTTGATAACTCCATCAGCCAAAACAGGTACTAATGTTACCGACGACTGGTGTAGTTCAAGTAATTCTACATTTGCCCCTAAAAATGGAATAACACCAGCAGAAGAAAATTTAAAGATATCTTCGATTACTGTTGTGCTTGCTGAAACAAACGGGATTATAGTACCGTTTGAAGTTATTAATACACTGATGTTCACATCAAAATTAACAACTGGGAGTACTAAATCCGAACTACTAATCTCTGAGTCTATGTGACTCAGATGCGTTAATGCCGGAGCAAATGTACTCGCCGTTGCCACATCAGCAGAGATACTTCTTGTTTCTGATATTATAGGGATAACATCATCCGTACTAAATAAACCCCCTTCAATAGAGAATATAGTATTAACAGTTGGGATAACATCATCCGTACTGAATAACCCACCCTCTATAGAAAGGACGCTTATAGTAGGGGCAACGCTATCTGAACCAAAAACACTCCCCTCTATAGAAAGGACGCTTACAGTAGGCGCAACGCTATCTGAACCAAAAACACCCATTCCCGTAGAAGGAGCATTTATAGTTAAGGCAACACCATCAGAAGCAGAGAGAGAGCCAGACAGAGATGCGTTAACACCAGTAATAGGGGCTACTAAATCTGCAACTGATAATGCTACCTGTTGATTTGACTGAGTATCTACAGGAATAATATCAGTTGCAGATTCCTGTAGAGCCGCCCACACTTCATCAACAGAAGCCCACGATATGTCAGCATCTCTCCAAATCATCGGATTAGGAAGTAGCTACCGTAATGTCAACTTCAAATACCCACTGAGAGGCGTTAGTTTTTGTTCCAAGATTCTCTACTACCCTACAAAGCATCTGCCCTGCGGAACCAGTAGAATTATTAAAGATACCCCATTCGTTCCAATTAAAGTTTCCTTCTGAAGTCCCATAAGTGCTCTGATAGCGGGTCAAATTCAGACTACCGTCATTGTCGGGATTTCTGATCGGGTAAGTCGAATTCATCCCTTTTCTAATTGCGTTACCTGGAGTGGTTTCAGCGACTAATTCAACTTGGGCAACATTAAACCCAGTAGCAGAATCACCTACTCCGATAGCTGCATTCGCGTTGTTAAGAATCGCGTATACTGCATCCCCAAGCAGCGCAGATGCGATTAAATTACACCCTACAGTAGTTAATGCCATTTTACCTTACCTCCACGTTGCCATTTTCGATTATAATAGTTCCACCAGACTGAACCATTTCCGCTTGTTCCTGTGTAAGACTAAATTTTTTTTCTAATACTTCAATCGGTTCATCAATTTCAACATCCTGAGTCGCATCGAATTTTTTCACTCTGGCAACCCCCTTCATTTCCATTCTTACCCCTTTCTTACTCATAATTTCTCCTATACGGTTGTTTCGATCCAAATGTCGCCTACTATCGATTCTCCTGCACTGGGTTCAGTGTCTTGCACAAATACAGTTCTCCCTGCTAATTTTTTAGAAAGATTCAAAGTTGTCACTTGCTTTACTACTCCAGCACTATCATCATAAACAAGAGCAGTATCATCATTCGCAGGAATAGCATCAAGAAGAGGTTTTTCATTAAATTTACTCATGGTTTTTTACCTTCTACTCTTAATGTTATATTGTCAATTCCCCTATAAGCGTGATGCCCGTATTTCCTTTGCAATTCACTAAAAAATCTAACTGTATAAGTGTATCCGTCTAAAGGGTGCAACCAGTAAAAGGTTCTCGCCATTCCGTTCCCCTTTGCTGAATTATTCCAGAAATCAAAAATAGTAGCAGCGTCAGTTGGGCTTATAATATCCCACTGTAAGTTTACTAAAAACCAATTACTCGTTGACATAGTAATTACAGAAATATCACCCCCATCTGATTGATAAATCTTTTGGGATTTCTGCCCCGTTTCGGTCATGACGCTTTGGGGAGTTACGCTTAATGTAGTAGTTGTATAATTAGCAACTATACTTGATAAATGATTATACATTAAGCAGCAACCTCTCTTCTGACTGCACTATGCGTTTCACTATCTGTCCTATGCCATTGAACATGAACGTCCTTTAATTCTTTCTGACCAAGGTAGACTTTGACTATTACATCGCCTGTTCCAGTGGAAGAAGATTGAGAGCCGATAGATTTAGTAATTGCATCAGCTATTACATCACCAAATTGACTTTGATTAAATATTTGGCTAGAACCAGTCCATTCAATTTCTGGCCCTTTTTCGCCAACTACTCTTAGTCCTCCAGAATGATAACCCCCAGTAGCAAATCCTGGAACTTTTAGATCGCCAAGTTCACCAATAATCCTATCGAACAAATCTTTATATGGATTTTCACCGTAAGCGCCACTAAATTCGAGGAATTGTGGAATAAAGCTGGTTAAATTACTAACTTTATTCGCGTATTCCTCTGTCCCTCTTGCTCCCTGTGCTTCTTCAAGCAGTCCTTCATACCGTCTAGCAAAAAATTCGACCGACTGGACTGGCGCAAGACTACCTTGCATAAGCGAATTTATAGTATCTTCAATTGACTTATTAACTTGTTTATTAATATCTCTAAGTTTAAAAGCCATGTACTCTGCACCATTAACCATAATGTCGGTCATTTCTTTTATTACATCTGAAACGTCATACATCTCTGAAGTTAAAGCATCGACCCAAAAAGCAAGTCCTTCAGCGTCTGGGTCTCTTCCAAGATTCTCTTGATAAAGCGAAGTTACCATAGGAACAATATTTTGCCTTAAGACTATACCTCTCGCTTTTTCAAGATCAGTATATTTTTCAAGGTCAACGCCCGCCGATTTCAATTGTTCTGAATAATCGTCAAATTGCTTATTGATATTTCTTAAATCTTTCTCTAAATCGCTGAGATTTTCTGTATCAATAATCTCTTGAATTGGGGCCATAGCTTCAGATATCTTGGAAATCTCTTCCGAAATCTTACCGGCTTCTGTAAGACCTGCCTCAAGCCCCCCTGTAGCGATAGCTTCCCCAGCTTTTACAAACAAGGATTTAACTTGGGCTTGTGCTACTTCCGTAAGAAAACTCAAAGTCTTAGCCAATTCAGGGCCAAGGAGTTGCGCGGGATCTCCTACCTGCATAAATTGAGCGATAGCCTTGTTATAAGCCTCATTTGCCGCCGTGCTTAATAGATCCACGTACTTTTGCGCGATGCCCTCTATCGCACCCTGTGCACCGGAAATCCCCCATCTCCCAGATGATGCCTCAGTAAGAATCGAGGTAAAATCAGTTGCTGCTATCTCCTTGACAAACAGATCACCAAGAGTTTCCGGCATTTTACCGGCAAAATCGAAGACCATATTGGTAAAGGCCTCGTTTGCTACCCCAATGACGCTCGCATACGCATTAGCTACTGGGATGTACCAACCATTACTCGCAGGCCCGTGGCTCCACAGAGTAGCTTTTAACCCCTCTGTTTCTTCAAATACTGTATCGACAATGCCCTGATTAACCAGTTCTGTAAGAGTAAATGTGTTTTCTTTACCACCCCCACCTATAAGCAGCCCGATGAGCCCGCCCACTGCGGCCCCAATTATCCCCCCGATTACGGGGATTACGTTCCCCCATGTGCCGCCGATAGAAGCAAATGTGGCTACTGCTGTTCCACCCGCAGCGCCCGCCCAAGCACCCAACCCCGCGCCTATACCTTGCAACGCAGCATCTTTGAATTCAGCTCCTCGAAGCAAGGCTAACAGGAACGTACCTATCCCAACCGACCACCCAGTAAAGGCGGCAGATGACATATTGGAAATTGAGTTAGCTAATCCTGAGCCTTCCAATGCTACAACGGTCTGGGTCTTTATCGCACCAATAGATCCAGCCTCCATGCTCATCGTACCCTGAGCGTTTGTCCATGCAGAAGTAAATGTCGTCTGGCTCACTGTGCCCATGCCAAGTTGTTGCGCTACGTTCGCAGTGCCAGCTTGAAGGGATGCCAGCGTAGCACCCACCGATTCGTTGTACGCCTCCATAGTCAGTCCAGCGAGACCTATACCAATAGACGTTGCCGCCTCTTCTCCCGTTGACGGGCCTGAAATCATTGAACCCACAACGAGAGCACCCCCAAGAGCAGCGATCCCCCCTCCGAGTGTCCCCCCTTCTCCAGACCCCCCAAATGCAGCCGCTAATTTATTCGTAATGCCCATTCGAACGACTAACCGTGTCAAATCCGCAATCATTCCGTCAATCATACTCTTGAAACTTAGCTTCCCGGTTTTTACGAAATCGACAATGGCGTCTTCCATGCTGGAAAAGGCGCGTTTAGCTGCGCTTTGGGCAAAATTAAAGGCATTATTTGCATCATTGGCGTATTCACGGAACCCCTGTTTAGCTCCTTTTACCCAGTTTGAGGTATCTTCTCTCAATAATGGGGTTAATTTCCTAAACTGTTCTAATTGTCTTAAAAGTATCCTTATTTGTTCGTTTAAAGCCTCTACTTCTTTATCTGCTGTGTTAAATGCATTCCAATTTTCTTCGCTTTCCCCTAATTCTGCTAATTTGCTATAGGCGTCATTCCATAATTCAGTAGACGCACTTAATTGTTTTTGGAGATTTTCTACTTGTACCTCCATTCCTCTTTCTTGGTTTAAACGAGTCTTATCCCAATAATCATTATCTGAAATTAATGCCTTGCTTTTATAGGCATCGAGCAATTTCTGCTCTTCATTTAAAGCCTGTTCTTTTTGATTAAGAATATTAGCAGAATTTATCTTTATTTGCTCTATGTCTTCCCTACGAAACAACCTTTTAATTGCATTTTCTTTTCCTTTGTCCTCAAATTTCCATGCGTCTCTTAAGGTTTTTATTTTTTGAACAAGAGTAGCGACCTCTTCACTTGTTTTACTTGCTTCTTCAAACATCTTGTCAAATATACCACCTTCCTCCATCCCTATCTTTTGAGACAGCAGATCTTCCAATGGTTTATATGATTTTTCTATATCTGATTGTTTTACCCTAATCGTATTCTTTATATCCTCTTCTTGCATTGCTCGTTTTTTATTAAGGTATGCATCTTCCCCAATTAGTTTAGCATTGAATTGAGCCTCTAATAATTGAGTTTCGATATCGAGATTTTCTTTATAATTAGAGAGTTCGTTATCTGATTGTTTTTGGAGGAATTGGAATGCTTCGTTTGCTAGTTTTATTTTTTCTCTGTTGAGTTTATCTTCACCATCTGTAGCTTTTTTAGTCGCGTTCGCTTCATCCTCTCTAGCAGCTTCTTTTAATCTAAGATTTTTTAATTCTGAGGCCGTCCTGATTTCACTGGCAGAAGTCAAGGCGCTATAGTGTTCGTATTCTTTTCCAAGTGAATTATTGTATTCATATTGAACTTTTTGAACAGCAGTCAACCCCCTTAAATCGTTTGCCCTTCTTGCCTCATCCACCCCTTTCCTTAAAGCGGTTTCATGTTCTGAAACTTCATTTCTCGAAAGTTCAATCAAGGGAGTTGGCTTAAGCGAATCACCGAATTGCCAAGCATTATTTTGTTGTTCTCTTACTACATCATCAAAGGTTTTTCCTCTGGGAATGACGGGAGGTGGTTGCCGCACTCTTGCAGCGGCAGGAGAACCTGGGTCAGCAAAAGAAGTGGGGATATTACCCCTATTCCCTTTTACAAAAACTTGATACCACCAAGAATCCTCATTTAGTTTCTTATTAGCTTCTTCTCTCAGGTTAGCCAAGGCATCTTGAAACTCTCCGACTGAATTCGAGGATGCCCCAATTCTCTCTACCTCGTCATTCATTTTTTTAGTCTTTTCAGTCGCTGCGTCTGCTGCTTTAGTGAAATCATAAAAATACAAAATAGCTGCACCTAAAAGAGTGGCCCCGAGAATAATAGGATTTTTCATTGCTGCGGCAGTAAAGAATTCCATCGCCGCCGCAGCACCCCAAATCGCTAATTCTATTAATTTTCCAACACTGACAAAAGCCGCAAATAAAGCTAATGGGATTGCTATTTTTAATAACACCTCTAATAATTTTAGTGTCCCACTAAGAACATCTTGAAGTGTTTTAGCAAAAGTAGTCAAATTCCCATTAGAATCAACCAATAAAGAATTCCATGTCTTAGCAGTCTGTATCAATGCCTCATAAGTCGGTCTGAAGGCATCGCGCAATACCCGGTTGTGGACTGTCTCCATAGTGGAACCGACAACTGCCCATGTATTTTCTAATTCTTTAGCGGCAGGGCCGAATCCAGCAAGTAACTGGCCTACATTCTCAAGAACCGTCCCTTGCTGTTTCCATAATTTGATATGTTCTTTAATATTCGGGTCGATTCCTTTTAATGTCTGGACAAGAATATTCTGATCTCTGACTTGGCCTTGTGTCAATGCCCTAATTTCTTGGCGCATTTGGATTTCTTGATTCTGGCCCTTCGTCAATAACTTCAGTGCGTTAGCTATATTTACAAAGCCATCCATTGCTCCTTTATTAGCAGTATCAATCTTAACTCCACCCTTAATGAACTGCTCTGCCATAGTGGTTAAGTCTTTACCAGACGCAATCGTTCTAGCATCCAGTATTTCCATTGTCTTAACAAGATTCTGGGCTTCAGCATTTGAAGCCTTGTAGATATCAGCGGCATTTGTAGCGGTTAGATTTTTGTTAAAGGTAGTCAAAAATGCCGACATTGAAGCGACTTTTAATTCATAATCTTCTACGGCTGCTAATCCAGCGAGGAATCCTTGTTTAACAGCATTTAATGTACCGTACAATGCCTGCAGGGCAAAGTGCGTAAGGATAATACGCTTCATTAAGGAATTGATATTGTGACCGAAGAAGGTGGCTTGCTCGCTCATCTCTCCAGTAGTTTTTGCCCATGCTTGTTTAGGCGCAATCCCATCTCTAATTAGCTGGTTATATGTTTTCAACTGCTCAGTATTAAGTTGATCTTTCTGAGTGCCTAAGAACATTTCTCCTTTTTTTGCAAGATTCGCTTGATAATTTCTCGCTGCTGCATCATGCTGCGCGTAATCATCTGACACCTTTTTCTTTCTATTAAACAAATCAATATCCGATTGCATCATAGCAGCAGCGGCTTTATCCTGAGACTTAATTCTTTCGGACATCGATGCTTTTTCTGCATTAATAATATCGTTTAATTTTTTACGATGGTTATCTGCGTCTAATTGATTGTTTTTTGCGACGGCGAATGCCATCTGGTTTTCAAATTGCTGTATCTTGCTAATCTTGCTTTGGACAGCCTTTTCTTCTTGCTGAATTAAACTCAACTGCTGTTGGTTCATTGCCCTCTTAGACGCAAGGATACCTTTATCAGTATTCTGAATCTCAGATAACTGTTGTTGGTTCATTGCTTTTTTATGGGTAAGTGTTCTGTTTCCACTAACAACATCAGTATCTTCCAATTTCTTTATCAACTGCATTTGTCCTGCCGTAGCAGATTGCATAGATTTAAGTTTATCAGAATCAAACTTTTGGTTCAAAGTAAGAGCGCGTTCATGCCTCCCAATCATCTGCATTTGGGCGCGTTGCTCTATTTCTTGTTTCTTCGCAGCTACTTCTTCTGCTGATTTGACAGTTCTCTTGGCAGTGCCCCCCATACCCGCTTCGATGGCTTTAGCAGCATCTTCGCCCATCTTCTTGGCTTTATCAAAATCGCCTTGAAGCTTAGATAAATCTCCCCTGATATTTACGAAAATCTCGCCCAGCGAACGATCAGCCACTAAAATTCACCAAATTTAAAGAAGGGATATAAGGACATAAGATTACCTCTTGGGAGTAGAAGTCATTTTGGAATTTTGGTGTTCAATACTACGGATATTATCAAAAACTCGAAGCACTTTACTGAATGTTTTTATCCTATCTTCAATATGAAACTCATCAATCAATTTCCATATTGGTTCATGCTTCAGTGCTACAGATACAGGCGCTCCCATGCCACCGCCAACCCATATCCTTTGATCCTGTACTAATTGCCAAACCTTTAAAGCGCTGATGTTCATCGGCATTAAATCCGGCATACATTCACTACACGGAGGCTCATTTGGTGGCTGATATCTAGCCAGCTTGCGGCAAGTGCTACAGTTATATGTCCTTGCCGCAAGCCGTTCCGTGTAGCTTATTAGTTTTTTACTTCTGCTTCCTCAATTTCGTCAATTTCACCTTGCATTTTAGTCAAGCAAGCATTAGCCCACTTAGCAAAAACAGGAGAACCATAATACAGTTTCTTCTTGTTCTCATCGGTACAAGGGATTTCAGTCTTGTCCTTCTGGATCAGACACCAATCTTCAATCTGGTAGCAGATCATAGCGTCATTAAATTTAGACATATTCTCATCGGAGATGTCTAAATCTTGTACTGTATCCATGCGCTTAGTAGAGGGGTTAGGAATGTATTTCTGTTTCGTTTTCAGGCCGACCGCCTTACGGATTTCCTGCATTTTCTCGTCTGAAACGAGGCGAAAATCTACGTATTCTTTGTTGCTTTCCTCGCCATAAATATACCTTTTCGAGGGGTTTAGGTTTGACATGTCAAACATTTTTCACTCTCCTGTTTTACTGGAATAGCTGGATTGCTTTCCAAATTTATAAATAAAATTTCTGCCGTCCCTTGGCAGTCTCCCGTGTTACTTATTATTTAGGTCACAATTCATAGTGCTTTGTACTGACGCCATTCGTCATTTAATGCTGTTGAATCTTCAAGAACGCTTGCACTTGCTTCTATTTCAATTTGGGATGGTGTCAGTTCCAGTATTACAGATGGCATTTTACCTACTTCCGCTTCGAATTTAATCTTTTTACACCTAATGTTCTTGCCATCAATTTCAATCGAACTATTCTCTTTGTTAATATTGTCGATATTAATTTTAACTTTATGCAAGTTCAGCCTCATTAGGTGGTGGTTAGATTACGGTTGTGTTCAAGTGGTAAGTTTTGAATTTAATTCTTAAGTATAAGGTAAAAATTTTAAGCGGCTAATTGGGTTAATTTATTAAGCCTTTTATGCTCTTTTATGTGACATTTTCTGCAAAGAGCAATTCCATTATTCAAATCCCATAACTCTTTGCAAGCTACGGCCTGTTCAATTGTGAAAATATTATGTTCTTTAATAATAGAGTTGAATAACTTTTTATGATGGGCGTGGAGATTACCACCTTTCTTATCTTCACAGTGTTGACAAGTAAAATGATCTCGTTCAAATGTCCCCAATCTCCAGATTGTATATCTTTCACAGGTTCTTATTCTTTTATAAATCGGGTGGATACCACCTTTCCAGCCGCCAGACTTTGGGCCTACTCTTAATTTTGCTAATTCTGATAATTTTTTCTTTGATTCTGGAATATGATGTTTACCATAAAAATTAGTCTGTTCCCCAGTTCTAGTCTTGCCGATATCGGATAACTTTTTCTTTGTCTCCTCTGGAATCTCTTTATTTTTCGTTGAATGCCCAAGAACAAATTCATTCCATTCAGGGTAGCCTCTTGTTTTCAAGGTTACTTTTTCTTTACAACCGCAAGCACAATCGGGAGGCTCTGGCAACTCCTCCACCATTTTATTTCTTCTTTCTAAATTTCCTTTAATTTTACCAACTGTTATTTTAGTCTTTATCTCTTCCGGCATTAAATAATGATTATTCACAAATTCATTCCAAGAATTACTCCATTGGTCAAATCTTGTTGGAAGACCGCAAACACAGAGGCACTTCGGAGGTTCTTGCGCTGATAAATTTTTAGAATGCCCGTATATGAATTTAGTTCGTTTTCTTGTAACTACCTCTCCACAATTACAGGCACAATATTTAACTTCTTTATTTTCTTCCATAGTCATTCTCCTATGTCATTCATTTATTAATAAGGGAAACGAGTGAATGATTCTCGCTTGTCGGATGGCCGTCCTATCCCTTATAACTATTTGATAGTTACACGAGAATTAATTTACCTGACACTTTTGCTGTAAATGAAGCGGTGACATTTCCTCCCATATCGCCGCCAATATCCCAAGTTGAAATGAAGACCGACGACAAGGGGTTAGTCGTCGAAGGCATCCAATACGATGTAGAGTCTACGTAAACCCTTATGTCCGTCACTGAGGTATTCGCTGCATTGTAATTGCGGAGAGCTGTTTGGCCATTTGTATCTGTAAAATCAGCCAATCCGCTAAAAGTTATATCCCCGGAATCCTTCATCCCTGCCGCGTAAGATTTATAGGAATCTCCGAACTGTGAAATTTCTAAAAAATCTGTCGTGACTCCCGAAAGGCTTACAGTTCCCATTAAACTAATCTTATCAGCGCCGAGTGTTACCTTCATATCTTTACCAACATAATTCTGTGACATATTTTATTCCTCCTTAATTGTTTCTTCTTTTTCAGCTTCCGCCGCCTGTATTTTCTTCAAATGTTTATATAACGCATAAGTGCCCCAATTTATTTCAAGTTGCGCCAAATGTCCAATATCAATCGACACATCACAATAAATATTATATCCTGCTTCTTTTAACTTATGACAAAATCCAATATCTTCACCTACTACATCACCACTTTCCGTCTTAGAGAACTCATACCAGGGCGGTTTAATTTTTTTGAATACTTCCGTATCATATAATAAACAACCACAACCAGTTGCATCAATTTCCACTAAGTGATTATCACTATCTCTTGCGACCAATATCTCTTCATCTGATACCTGGGTATACTTCCCCGGCTCACCCCTCAGAGTGATGCAATCAAACGGAGGATATCTGCGGTGTACAATTGCTGAAACTACATCCTTCTTATGAGCGAGCATTTTAAAAATCATATCTCGGTCACTATATGTTTGGTCAGTGTCCATCATCAAAAGATGGGTACAGCCTGCTTCTAGTGCTTGTTTGACTAGCTGATTTCTAATTATATCAATTTCCATGCTAGGAAATTGTGGACGCAAATAAACAAAATCGGGTTTCTTTAGTAAAATAAATGTATCCAAAAAACCTGAATGAACCTTCGTGTCACATAACGGAAGCGCGATGCCTAACCGTATTTCTTTGTTATCCATTTAATCCTCCCATTATTGTTAATCTTCTCCCTTTCATTATTACCTTATCGGCATAACTATTAAAAAACTTTAATTATTTTATTGAATTTAATGATTTATTTGAAAATAAATTCCAGATGAGTATTTAATTAAATACTTAAATTAGAGAGTAAAAAATAACGCACATTTATAGTTCGTTAGAAAACCCGCCCAACAAAACAATCAACCTGACTGGGATACGCTTGGTTCAGTTTTCTGTTATGTCATAGGCCAGCAGGTTATTTTTGGCGTTGTCTTCTTTCTCTATTACCTCATACTATAATCACGAATTTAAACTTGTCAAGGTATGATATAAAATTATTTCACAAACTCAAATTATAAATAACTAACTGACAAAGTTTCAACAATCTTTCATCAGGCAAGGCTTCCATATATTGATAAACACTACCTTTATTTTTCGAGAGCCATTGTTCATTTGATTTAAAAAGATTCATTATTTCTTCATAATTATCGGATTCTATAATATCAGAGTACTTGCCGATTGATTCTAAAAATATTTCATATCCACCGTATGCGTCTTTATTTTTCTCCCACCCCCTTTCTTTTTTATCTGTACCCATTACCTCAGTCAATAATTCATTCCACGAACTCATCATTGTATTTATATCATATAATTCTTCCGCTCTTCCTTTTAGAAGAGAAGTAGTTTCTTTGTTTATTGGCTTTGAATACAACTGAACTATATTTTCTATATACTCCTCAAAATTTTTACTTACCGCCGTAACAGGAGAAACTATATACCTTTCCGCAGGATTATCTAATACAACAGGCATGACGCCAACCGCCATCACTTCACCAAGCACCTGTTCGCAAGTACCAAAATGGTTACTATTCAATGGATATCCCAAAACACTAAAGATAGGGATAATATCTTTAACATTCTGACACATACCCATAAAAGTAAAAGACTTCTCAATCCCTCTATTGGAGATTTCTTCTTTTATTTTTTCTTCATCTGGCCCGATACCACAAATGACGAATTTCGCTTCTGGAATCCTTTTAAGTATCTCTTCGCACAACTGAACAAAATTAGGACTCATTTTAGAATAATCTAATGTCCCTATGTACCCAATTACGAAATCTTTATTTTTTGTAATTCTATTCATTTCTAAATAATCTTCAACTCCCCCAGTTGTCCAGATAACAGAAACCTTATTAAGTAAATCGGTATCAAAGTCCTTAACATCACTATTAAAGCTGATAGGTGAAGATAAAACAAACTTATCTGATAATTGAGCCATTTTCTCTAAATGAACATATGGGGGGTTCAGCCCGGATACGTGTGACCAAACACATACCCGGCACTTGGGGAATTTAAAATTAACAAGAAATTCAAATAAGAACGGATGATTCCAAAAATGGATAATAACGACATCGGCTTTTTGAATAAACCCCTTTATATCTTCATTTTTGCCACGCATCTGATCATGTATATAAGAGGGATCTTCACCATAATAGTTTTCATTCAATAACAATACTGTATGGTTATTGAATTGATCCTTTTTAACCCAATTTTTCAGAACCGTTCCTACGCCACCACCTAAATGAACAGCGATATGGAGTATGTTAATTCCCATTATATTACCTTATTACTCAATAATTTCAGGCAGTTTCCAATTAGGTTTCAGGAATTTATCTGGGTTGGTGTGCCTTCTCGGTTGAAAATAATTACCAAAGGTAAACCAATCAGACATAAATTCTATAGAGTCACCAACATTCAGAAGGTTCTGTGCAAATCTTCCGTCATCATCTCCTTTTGTTGTATTGAAACGAACCTTCTTTAAGATATGGCCCTTTACATAAAATTCTCCTAGCCCTATAAAACAAGGTGCTACATCTTTCGGTTCTCTGGGGATAATAGGATGAACTGGGTGAGGGCATCCATCATCATAAGGTATTCTATCACCCCTATAATTAGATATATAAATTACATCACTATTCTTTTTCTTCAATTCATCCGATAGTCCTTCTTCTATCATGTCATCATCGCCCATAAATCCATAATAATCGCCATCAACTATTTCTTCTGAATTTATAAAGTGATTGAATTTAGAATAACATTGTTCGCCCGGTTTAAGAGGCTGACATAAAAATGGTTTTACCCAATCTAATTCATTATCTTTGAACGGTTCTATATCTACTGAGTCACATATTGGGTGGAATATAACACCCATCTTTCCATAATAATGAATTAAGGTCTTGTATAAATATTTTCTGTAGAATGGAACTAAAATGTGAACATTCATAAAATCTCTCCCTGGAATCCTAGACTTCTTAATTTCCGATTTAAAATATTTATATGAGCAAATGATGTGATGATGGTTGATTTAGCACTTAAATCAAGATCAGTAGATGAGAGGACAGGACGCCCACTGACTGTCATTTTTTGTTTAATCGGGGTATCATCATACAGTTTTACATTACATTTATTTAATTCAGTATTCTTCCATAAATAATGAAATTCCCTCCCGATCCCATAAACATTTATTAGCTCATTAGTTTTTTGTATTTTTTTAAATTCTTCATTCGATTCTGATAGTCTTGTGTAACTGCCTTGGATGTAATTTTTGACTGACTTAAGAACAAAGGGATCGATTAAATAATCGCTACAAATGACAGTCCCAATTTTTCTAAATTTTATTGTTAAGTTTGGCAATCTCCCAGAGTCACTAATGAGATTGGGGAAAGTTAGTGTTTCGTGTTCAACGATAAACCCAAATTTATTAGCAATTTCCGTCAAAGATCGAAGGCAAAAATGATGGACATGCTCCCTCATCAGAAAAAAATAAAAATCGAAGAAACTTGTATCTCTATAATGCGTTACGTCAGGGACACTTATACACAAAACGCCATTTCCTTTTAAAACTCTACTTGCTTCTCTAAAAAATATATTCGGGTCGATTAAATGTTCTACAACTTGATCCGCGAAAACTACATCAAAAAAGTCATCAGCAAACGGTAGTGATTCTGCACTGGCCAGTTTAATATCACCTTTAACTTTTTTCTGAGCAATGTTTACAAAATTCTCCGTCGAATCAATCCCGAATAGGTTATTACAACAAGGAGAAAGAAAACTAAGCAATCCCCCCATAGCACAGCCGACATCTAAGACATTACTATCTTTTTTAATATCTTTTTCAACGACTAAATATAAATCACCGTATCTTGAAATAGAATCGTTACTAAAACTACCGGGGATATCGCCATTCTTATTAGGGGATTCAATATTCGCTTGGCTATATTCGTTACTATAATACTCGTATATTCCATTTACTTGGGATTCAGTTAATAAATTATATATGTGGTTGCACTTTTTACATACGACGACTGTAACAGTCTCATACAGTGGCGAATTATCGAACCCTCCGCAATTTAAATCAAGAAGGACTTCATATTCTTTATCCCCACAAACAACGCATCCTTTACCCATTTAATCTACCCAAAATGTCTTTTGCTGAATCATCTAAATCAACCGGCATCCCTGCGATTAATTGATTGCACTCATAACAAACTGGATGATTCTTTCGTTCTTTATTAAGCATCGTTTTCCTGATCGAACCCATCAATTTATCATTCCAGAGACTTTTGATGCTTTCGTTTTTTGCATCACCTACAACTAACTTCTTATTCCAGTCCAAGAAGCAAGCAGAGGCGTGACCATCTGAATGAATAAAGAAACTGTAAAACACATACGGACAAACTGATACTTCTTTCAATTCTTGGCCGTATATTCCAACTTCTTGATTAACATTTTCGACCTTTACATCTCTCCAGCAATTCATCGTGTGTTCTATATCACGCCCATGAGAGATAGGAATGAAAATGTCCAGGAACTTTTCCTTTTCTTCATCTGTAAGAAAATCACCACATATCTTAACAAAAATAATAGTACCTTGACTTTTTTCAAATAGCACCTTAACATTTTCGACAATATTTTCAAATATAACAGTAGAATTATTGGTGAATTCTCTATACTTCTCTGTGTTCATCGCTTCTATAGAGATATTAATCCTATCTATTCCACTATAAACTAAATCATCTATCAATTCAGGTGTAAGCATACTGGCGTTAGTGGTTGTATCGACTTCTAAAACTTTTGGACTTTTCTTCGCATATCTAACCATATCACAGAAGTTTTTATTCAGAAGAGGTTCGCCAAAACCATAAAGTCTAATAGTTTTAACTGGGTCTTTAAATTCATTTAAATCGTCAATTAACTTTTTGAATAAAGGCATACTCATTACGGATGGTTGTTTTATATATTGATTCATGCAAAAACCGCACTTAAAATTACAGGCGGTGGATGGGTCTATAAAGATGCAATAAGGAGTATCAAGGGGGATTTCAGACTTCAAATCTGTTCTTTTATCTAGTTGAATTCTTTTCATCGACCATATTCCTTATTATTTTATTAAAAAGAATTCCTTCATCTTTTAGTGCTGATTGAACAGGAACTATTCTATTCACTGTAGATGATTCCATGTGAGACACATGATCTGATACTATCCTAGCTACTTTTCTACCCTTAAAGGCCATATGAGCAAGAAGTAAATTATCCCCATAAAAATATTTCAATTCATCAGGGATAGGTTCCCAATCCTCTTTTCTTCCGAATTGGAACCAGCCGGTCATACAGAGAGAAGGATTATCCGGGAAAAAGACACTTATTTTATCATTCTCACTAGTATTTTGGATATATTCATCTAATGGTTGCATTCTTTTAGTATTAACTTGAATTAAACCAATATTCTTATCTAATTCCATAATACGAAAACAATTATCCAAAATACTACTTCGGCAAGCAACATCATCATTTAATAAAAGATAATAATCAGTATCACATAATTCCATTCCTGGATTATAGGTTGCCCCTTGGTTCCCTGGTAATTTAAGATGCTGAATTTTACTATTTAAAGCAAAATGCTTATCGAAATCTTTATCTTCTGTATTATCAATAATGATGATATTTTTAACTAAATCTGATTGTTCTAATTGATTTAATGTATACCCGAAAATATCTTTAGGACACATTAACATTGTTGGAATAACTACTGTAATGCATTCCCGTCTCCCTTCGGTCATTTTTCCTCCCTGATTGATTTTTCTTTATAAAAGAATTATAAAGCCATCCAATAAATCAATTCTGGGAAATTAAGGGTGAAAGGAATATTATTTTTTATACAATAAATATCTCGTGCTATTGCTGCACCTTTCGCGGTGGAGAAGCCATACTTCAAATAAACAGTTTCATTCTTATGGCTAATCTTTACCCTAAAACATCCTTTGCTTTTAATAAAACTAACTCCCCGGTATCCAGATGTATTAGAACTCATTATTAATCTTTTATTACCATTGTTTTCTTGTGCTGTCAAAAACCTACAATTATTCGGCTCATAATTACCATCATTATTTATCCTATCGATTTGTAATTTCCCGTTCCAACCATTATTTACGCACCAGTCATAAAATGTTTTAAATTTGTTTTTCCATTCATCACAAATTGTAATCCCTCTTCCTCCCCAATCTTTATATCTAAGGTCATTCTCATTATCGCATCTTTTCTTAATTCCAAGCCATACCCGATGTAATGGATGTTTCGTTAGACCATGAGTAGTTTTTGTTTTTGACGTATTCTCCTTTTGAACACAACCACAAGATGTTGTGCTTCCAAATTGCAATGCCTCAAGACGGTATGCGTCTACATTACCATCACATTCGCATCGAGCCATAACCTTGGTCCTTTTCCTCCCATTTTGTTGAACATATGGGTTTAATACTTCAATAATGGTTAATTCGCCGAATTTTTCGCCCACGTACTCAGATGGATGTTTTTTATTTATCAATGATTATTCTCCAATTGTCCGAAAATTCTTTGTCTACTTCTATTGTTGCTAAATGTTTATTTGGACAACTCGTGTCTACGTATATTTTATAACCTGCCTGTTTTAATTTATTACACAAAAATACGTCTTCACCGATTCCGAACGGGATTCCCGGATCAGGGTTAGCCATAAAAGCGAAATATGGAGGCTCTATATTATCAAATACTTTCATGTCCAGTAATAAGCAAGCCGCACCTACACTATCGACCTCTATCAGAGAATTTTCTTCCCATTCTTTTACTGGATGATAACCATTGATCATCCCTCTGAACATGCAGGGGTCAAAATCCTCCCTCCTCATATATGATAATCCAGATACAACTGGTAAATTATGAGATAGTAATTTTGGTATTGTTTCAGGATGGTGACGATGATCTATATCAAGGAATAAAATATGAGTGCAATTCAAATTCTTCGCACCTTTAACTAAATTATTTCTTATTACGTCTAAACCTTGATAACCCGTAGAATGTAAAAATGCGTGAGGGTATGGTTTTACCATACTTAAATATGATTCAAAGAATTGAATCGGAACAGAGGAATAAGTCAGGGGGCTTGCTATTGCTATTTTAATATCCATTTTATACTTATCGGACACTAAACACAAAACTTTAATAATTTATTCGATAAATCTAACTTTTCTTCATCTGGATATTATAAACAACAGAACTCACAAATCCTTGGACTTCTTCTATCCAAACAGGAGGGTATTTTGCTGTTCTCTCTAATTTAAATACGTTATATCCAGAGACAATCAGTGATGCAAAGTCGAATCTATCGACTAACGCATCACTGATTGTATTTATTTCAGTTGTCGAGGTGTTTTTAGAATAAACATTAAACTGAAATTGGACATTGAAAATCGCTTGCTGACTATCTGAGGGAGCAGTAAAATAGTAATCAGGAACATCACTAACGAAAAAGAAAATAACGAATGGATAAATGGGCGTTTGAGGAGCCCTGACTTGATATACTCTTCCGCCAATAGCTGTTTTCAACATACTTGCTACTTGAGAGTAGTTATAGATGCCTGTCGCTAAAGCTGTTGAACTCATATTTTTTCTCTCATTATAATTTCAAGGACTTCTTTTGTACTATTAGCCAATACTGGACGCAAGAATGGACGTTTGTCGCCATTTATGGTCCACCCAAGTTCGTGCCACCATCCCTTACTATTAGTTGTCCCTACCTTCCCTACTATCCTACCAGTATTAGCCCCATAAACAGGACTCTCTAATCTTATGCCGCCACCCTTGTTTCCAGTAGAAGCGGCCCAGCTAATTGAATCACGGAGTTCTTCGGTATCGGGTGCCGGTGGAACATTGGGGATCGATGCAGTGTGCATTCCGCCTTCAGGTCGTTTAGATGGCCATGATCTACCTGTTCCTGGTTGCATAGATTCCTTAACTTTATCCGTCAACATTTCACATGAATTATCAATAGCATTACCCATTTTAGTAGCGAGTAAAGCTAAAATAATTTTGTCATTCCAGACTGTTTTCGCCATTATTTAATCTTCTTTAATTCTAAGTAAAGTGATATATCTCTCTTAGACACATTCTCAGAAAGTGTTATTTCATAAATATCCCCGTTGTGCGTCAATCTATCTTTTTCTGTTACCGTAATATCTTTAGGAAAATCACATTGAAAAAAATGAGTAGATATTGTTGACGTTACATTGTTGGCAAAACTTTCCTTCGCTTTTAAATAAATTAGAGAGCCTTTCAATTCTCTAATATCAGCCCAGGTAGGGGTAAATCCCCCCATCCCGTCACTGACTCCAGATACTTGTTGCAACATCATCCTTATTTTATACCCAGGAGCCATAACTATACCCGATTCCTACGATATTTGAAGAGAATCCTTTCTGCTTCTTTAGGGATAGAGCCTTCTTCAAAAATTGATAATACTGAGTTATAACCAATTCTGTATTGAGTTAAGCCGAAGGAGCTTTCTTGATTTTTATTGTAAAGATATTGAACTATGATCTTTACCGCAAGTTGTAAATCAGATGGCATATTAGAAGAAGTGAACCCGGCTGTATAATCGATATAAATATTCTGCCCACCAGAAGGGAAGCCATTGTATCTTTTAATTTGCCCTCTATCTAAATACACATGAAAATCACTGAGAGGAACATCAGTTTTATATAAATCAACCCAATTGCTATCAATAGAGTTTAATCCATAACAAGGAATTATTTCAGTAGATTTAAAATTAGAATAAATATTTGATGTTATTCTTGCTTCCCATCCGCTACCTAATGCGTTTATAGCATTTACGACTGCTATCATCGTCGTATTAGCGGCGAACGTAACGGTTGTGTTAGCAGTACCATTAAGTACCAACCGCATCCCTGTAGTCGTTGCTGACACTGTAGTGGTGGAGTATTGATTAGTGTTCCTAACCTGCATTACATTCAATGTTCCAATAGCAACCCTATCGACAGCTGTAATTGGGTAATTATTAAGATTTAAAGTCGTTCCACTATTTCCATCATATCTTTCTAATCTATATGAAGTTTCATCAAATGAACGCCTACAATAACTGGATATAAATTCCTCTGCCTCTAAGCGGAAAGAATCTATTGTCCCAGATATGCTATTATCTGTTTCATCTGTGTCTATTCCTAAAAAAATCAAACAATCATCTAAAGATACAATTGACATAATATTACCCTATTAATTTATTCTATTGTTAATCTATCATATCTTTTAACTAATACAGAACCAGTATTTAAATTAAGAGATAAAAGCAATTTACATCTACCCTTTGCTGGAATTGCTGAATAATTTAAAAGAATCCTGACATCTGTATTCCGTTCAACCTGAACAGAGCCAATAATATTAGTTGATATATCTACATTAGCGGAAGAATATAAAACAGCCGTAGCTGTTGACACTATTGATCCATAAGGGATGCTCCCATCATTCGTCCTTTCACCTGAACAAGGCAAAAAGGAAAAAATTAACGGAAAGTTTATAACCCCATCTCTTAAAATATTTGTGCCACTCCCTGTAAAATCCATTTATCTCCTCACTGAATTATATTTCTTCCGAAAATTATAAATTGAGATTTTTTCCCTTTACTGAAGACATTAATAGTTCTTGGTTCTGTCTTTAATGTCAATATCTTTTTACCAAATGTTGTAAATATAGCATTTCTTGCATATAAAATAATTTCAGTTAAAAATTCGGCTACTGGTTTAATTAAATGGGAAAACCAACTACTAAAATAATTTCCGTTCCAATTACCAAAATAACTCATTAGAGATTCCTTTCAGTAATTGTCCTATTCCCATTAGACTGAGTAGCCCTAATTCTTGTAGTAGTTCCATCTTGCCCATAAAAGATAGGAGTAGTAGAGTCTAACCCAACGGCATTCCCTGCGAGAACCGAATTCATTTGAGTAAGTGCTTGCTCTATGGTTAATCCGTCAACTGATAATACTGGCTCTATATCCCCCACCGCGTATCTTTCAGCCACAGGCAACGTCAGGCTATCACAAAGGACAGTATAAGAAACACCTGCTACGATCTCGCTAAAATCGTAGGTGTAAAAACCGTCACCTATCTCTGTCATATCAGCCGAGTTAACGACAAGCGCACCAGTGGCTACATTCCTGATCCTGATTATAGGAGATAGCCCTGTTACCGGCCCACCGTTGTTTAAAAATACTGCCGAAACAATCATATTATGCCGCCAAAGAGAATATATTTTTAACCTTCGTGTACACCTTGTTCAAGATGTCGCCTATCGAGCCGGTAGCCATCGACGCTGGGGTCACGTTCCAGACTTCTTCTGGTATCTCCCCCATAAGATCAGCAAGATTGGTTATATTGTCCAATGCTCTCCCTTCATGCGCCCACACTGCCGCTGGGACAGTAGATACATCCCCTGTTACGACATTCTGAATCGTGGTGGCCGTATTCACCACTGAGGAAACCTCTGCCGGATACTGGGGCTTTAAATTCTCATCGTAATAGGCAGTATCATAGTCGTCTGAAAACAAAACACCTCGAACCCGAACCTTCCGTAGATCAAGAATCAGCTTCCAGCCATTCTGCAAGAAGAAGACAGCTCCTGTGTTTCCCCCTGGGATCACGTCGAATCCAGAGATGCGCATAGCCAAAAGAAAGTTAGTGTTTCCGCTCAGGGTAATCCAATCTATCCATCTTGACCACATCACCCTGATATCAAGTTCAGTTACGCCTGGGTTGACTACAATCCTCTTCAACACCCCATCAATCGTGACCGGGGAACGAAGATTCCAATAATCTTGGAATGTATTAAAAATAAACACTATCTAATCTCATTCCAAAGAAGGGTAGCATAGACGGTTGCACTACCCGCCGAAAGCAGCCTGGCCTGAACAGTATACTCATCGGCTGCGAGATTATCAAAACATTTGCGGATAATGAGCTCTTTGTTCAAGTCAAAAACATTGGACAAATCCATGACCTCATGGCTGGGGATAAGTACCGACAAAAGGAGCTTCCCCGTATCGGTAATATTTCCATCAAAAGATATTTCAAGACCACTATCTGCCCCGGCACTTGTCCACTCTTCGTCAGCAAGTGTTTGATTTTTCACCAACTTGACCAGAATAGGGGCTGTTGAATAGATATCAAATTTTTGCGGTACAATCCTTTTGGTGTTTCGTTTCGTCAAGAATAACTGGGCCGCCCGCATAGAACCAATCACTGTGTAGTTCTCTGCCGAGTTTAGAGTAACAGGCGCAGAATACGCAGAGAATGGTTCATAATACATCGAAGTTACACCAGCAGACTGGACAACAGCCGTATGGCACCTGAGCCAAGAAGCTCCTTCTGCGACGCCAGTATTCGACGTTTCCCACGACAAAGGTAAGGATCCGGTTCTCATGAAGGAAAGAGCGTTGACGTTGTGCAAATGAAGGATATGAAACGACCCAAAAGAGGCTGTGCCAGCGCCACCGCCAATAATTCCTCCAAATCTAACGTCGCCTGCATTCATCCAGTTAATATCAATAGAAAGCAGATTTATTTTAGACAAGTCCAAGTCAGTCTTTGTCTTATTCATCACGCCTTCAGAGCCGTCAAGGCGATCTATGTTCCAATCCTCCTGCAATGTGATGTAGTCAACAACAGAACCAGACATAGAGCTACGGTATCCAACGTACCACTGTTCCCCGTTATGCCCAATAAATACCCCGTCGCTATCATCAAAATAACCGAATTTGCGGTCAACATTGGCAGTTCCATTATCAGAAGCCACCACTGCAAATTTGAGTATACGGGAAGCCCCGTACACATTCTTGTGGTAATTGTTTGTCCTCATTTCTGCTTTATCACCAGACGCTGCGGTAAGAGACAGATCAACACCCCCCGCTGTGCCATTATATGCAACGGTTCCGTTGGCGGTTTCTTTTGATTCAATTAACTCCGGGAGTTCGGAGTAAGTGAACAGATATGTATTTTGGGTATGAATATCCGCTACTATCTCTTCCCCGCTGGTAGAGAAGAGAGGCGCACCCCCTTGGTATCTGGTATACGCGGCCCCATAAGAATCAACCTCAAGCCAAGAGTCGATATCTTTGCCGGTCAGGATCATTGCTTGATCATAATACTTTACGGCAGTGCCTGAGACGGTAGCAACCTCGACACCTCCAAGGTAAATAGACTCTCCAGCTACAGGGTCATCCTCGGCACTATTGGCAGTTATCCCGGCGTGAACTTGCCCGGTGGTACTGGTGGTAACTTCAATCCTTGAAATAGTTGCAATGATGCCGGATTCAAAAAAAGTAACAACATCACCAAGCTCAAAAGCCTGCGTTAACCCTTCATAATTAAAATCTACGAAGGCTCTGGCGTGCATCCGCTTACCTGTGCTGTCGGGCGGTACTCTGATGTGTGCGTGTCCCATACTTAATTCTCCCTATTCTTATTGGTAAGCCCGATCTTGTTCAGCAACCGCAGATATTGCGATAGATTTTGACTCAATCAAGGTGCCTGTTGCAACCACAGGCTTAGCGACACCAGGATTACCGGCAACCAGGGTCACTGCTGTTTCGGTTCCACCCGTTCTAAACCCACCAGCGGTATCATTGGTGTAGTCATAGTTGAATGAGATACTTGCCCCCGTGATTGTCCCGGAGATGTCCACGCCAAGCTTGTTCTTAACAATAACCGCATCTGCTGTTCCATAATCATTGGTGCCACTGAGGTCTGTGTAATAAAGAACATAATAACCAGTTCCACCAGAGGTCAAATTACTGTTGAAATTCAGGCTACCAGCCGCTGCATACGGGTATTCACGAGAGACTGCTGAGTTGTCATAGAATATAATACTGTTTACATCGGCATCTGAAAGACCTTCTACTATTACACCAGATCCACCACCAGCTAAGTTACTTGGAGCATAGAAGCCACAGTTAAGTTTTGCTGTCCAATTCATCAACAGGGAGGCAATTTTACCTGTTACACTTGTTCCGCCTGCTACATCATTGATGCTACCTGACTGGCGCAATTTCGCTTGAACAAAGGTATACAACTGTTTCAATGACGCAGTAACTGGGGCTGCACGTTGGATTGTAAATGAAGCGGCTGATTCAGAGGCAGCAAATGTACCTGTGATGGTAACTACAGTTGCTGTTGGATTACCGCTAATGGTGTAAATACCTTTATTAGTACCTTCATGGACAGTTAGTGTCCCGCCAGCAAAAGGGTTCCCAGCAATATCAATACCTCCAATCGCACTTGTAAGGGTGCTACCCGCGGCGGTCATTGAGCCATCAACACCTGAATGCGTACCAATATCTACCACAATGCCGAAGTTTCTTCCTGTTGCAGATTCAACAGCCTTTGTATACGCAGAAGCAAAATAACTAATTCGCATTGAATCATACGGGCTGATAGGGGTGTCGATAACATCAGTATCATCATTAACAATATCCAAGTCATCGGAATTGGATAGAAGTAAGTTTACCAGATAAGCGCCGGTCGCCGTTTTACCGGTATCTGCCAATATGGATTCGCTGTACTTCTTGAAATACTCTCGGCAATACCCTTTAAAGTAAGTGGTATCGGCTGTTACATCTACGCCGATATTCGCTGCATCGGTGTAAGTAAAGTTAGCCGCAGAACCACCGCTAACTTTCTGATAGTACAACTGAGTGCCGGAGGACACTGTACCCAGGGACACAATACCTACAAATGTTTTAGAGATAGTACCTGATGCAGAGGTCCCATCAGCACCTGGTGCCGTCGGGGTATACTCATTCCAACCGCCGTCTCGCAGGTATAGTTTAGTATTGGTTTCGAATGTCCAGTCATTATAACGTGAACCGTCGAAACCGATGTTAAACTGACCAGATAGTGCATCAATGGTATAGAATGGGAACGGATGTTCGTTGTAGCTTTCAGTTTGCCACAAAGCAATCATCTTCGAGTACAGTGCTTGCCATGTACAGCCGTCTTTGGCAACTAAGTTGCCCGCTACATTTAACGTAATTATTCTTGTCCCTACATTCACAGTTAATTCTGTACCGATGTTGAGCGATGATTTATTGGTGATCTTTGCCATGCCTAAGCCTCCTGAGTATCAATGATGTATGAACTACTTATAAACCGCAAACCATCAGGTAGCGGCATGACTCTTTCTACAAATACTTTTATGCCCTGGGGGAGCATAATAGGATTTGCTGTAGAATTAAACTTAAATCCTAAAAATTTGTTATCAGTTGTTGCAGTTATTTTTACTTTCATGTATATGCCCTATCTATAACTTGTGCAATCGGTAAGGTAGCATTGCTGTCTGCAAGCAAAAAGTCGTAAATAGTTAATGGCATATAGCCCGCTTTCATAATAGATATATCAACATATGTACTTGCGGCATATGTATATATGTACCCATACGTAGATCCACTATTTTGGTCTACATTTACTAATGCTGTATTCGTGTCGCTGGTTTTAATTACAACATCAGAACCAGAAATTAGACCAGATAAAGTCAACGTCACCTGCCCTGAAACCACGCTTACTGAGCCACTGCCTGTATTGTAATAGGTAGGCGTACTCTTCCCCGCCCCGACGTTAATAGTCAGTGTCTGCCCACTCGCTACGCTGACCTTGATTGTGGCATTCGCAGTCCCGGTTGAGCCGTACCCTGAGTCCACACAATCCCAAGTCATCGAGGTCGTCGCAGATATGGTGCCGAGATCCACAGCATGACCAGTTCCATCAGAGACAAAAATGCAATCAGACAAATAGCTTAATGCCGACGTAGAACACCCGATAGCCCCTGAAGGTTGGTCGAAGGTGCAATTTGTAAGTGTCCCTGCGCCCACTGTCACCAGCCCGCAACGGCGGAAAACAGTGAGATTAACTGTACTGTTAGACTGGAACGTAAAGGCATCCATGTCATTGAAGGTACAGTTCTCAAAATTAATATCTGCGTTGCCTGTGGCAAGGAATCTTCCACGTGAAACAGTGCCGAGTGCGTTAATAGTGATACCTGTCCAGTCAACACGACTCCCAGAGTTCTGTACTTCAAAGGTGTTAAAACTCGCTGTAACAAATGGAGTGGCCTGGATGTTGAGGGTCTTGTTTGAGTCACGAAAATCAACCGTAGCCCCTGAGGAACCCATCTGGAACAAGCCCTGCATCTTGAAAGACGCACCATCAGGCTGCAATAACCCCAGACGATTCCAACCATTAGTGCCATCATTGTAATCGTTGAATATGCCCGCCCCCGCGAAGGTAGCGTAGTTCCCAGACTCCCCCCCGGTACAGAGCAGATAACACCTACCAAAGCGAATCGCGCCCAGTGCCGCCGGATTGCCCTTGGACACTGCGTTGTCTACGTTGTAGGCCACGCCGAAGTATTGGTTCGTGCCCGACGGAGTTCCTTGCGCCAGACTGGCTGTTACCGTTGGATTGATGGGGTTACACTTCCAGCCACCGTACGGATGAGTATCGTCCCCATCGACATAGAACCTGTAGTAATTCGCCAGGCTGCTGCCCACGAGACACTGAATCCCGCCGCTTGCTTTTGCTGTCACGGAGTTCGGGCAGGTAAACATCTGCCAGAACATAAATGCCCCGTCTGTAGGCAGCGACGCAGCATTAGTTGTTCCTGCTCCTAACCCACCAACACCTGTGGCATTGAACGATTTGTCTGCGGTTGCTACCCCCAGGATAAAGTAATCAGTATCCTGTGTGGGGAGCCCGCCTGCTGTACTTCCTGTTGGCTCACCGTGCGTAAGCGTACCCAGACACCCTGTCGTAGTCAGCGCAGATGTAGAGTCCTGCCGATAGATCGTACCTTTTGCGGTATCGGCTGAGACTGTCGCTAAATCTGTTGTATACGAAGGAGCTGCCATTTTATGTAATAACCCTTGCCTGAGAGATTAGAGAATCGCCAGAATAATTAAAATCTATTTGCAGAGAAGCGTTATCAGACGATCGCAGGATCGTCTTACGAGTGAGGTTCTCGCCTGTGTAGTTAAACGACACAGCCAACAATGCCACCACCTTCGTGTCGTCTGCATACAAGGTAAAACCATCAAGAACATCTCCTGTGTATTCAAATTCTTTGAAGAACTCAGGGTTGGCCGTTGCGATAGCCAGCTCTAATTCCAGGCTGTTTATCCTACTGTCATCTCCTGATGTCAGGGTGAGATCCACCCATGCGGTACCAGTACACCAGTACGGCTTATTGTCTGCCGCCAACCGCAGGGTCGCCCCTGCCAAATCCGCACTTGCGGCAGGCAGGGAGGACACTACGGGAACTGTTTGTGGGCTTAATAACTTACCCAACTATCGAAACCGCAAATTGATCAGTGGTCGGGGCAACCGAGAACCGTAAGGTCACGGTGTTGGTTGTGGTCTTCTCTACATCGACGCCAACCTCATCCCAAGGAGTAGAGTTACGGTAAACAGAAACAGCGACTCCTCTGTTGCCAAGACTATGAGTAAGAACATACGAAGTTTCCGCCCCGTCTCCCACCAGGAACCCAATCCGCCGAGCAACATAGGTGTTTGCCGCGCCCAAAGCTACAGTCGGGTCAACCTTAACGCCGGTGCTGGACACGGACAAGCCGGAGGTGCCCCCGGTGTCTGGTTTTACAGAGAGGGTGTTCCCGAGCTTGTCTAAGCCGCTGCCTGCCGTAATCTGCCCGGCACCAGAGAATTGGGTGAAGGAAAGGCCAGTCGAGCCAAGGGTAATAGGATCATTCGTGGTCAGAACATACCCGGCGTCGGCACTTGCAGTGCCCTCAGAAACAAACACATACATGCCGGAGGACACCTTGGCGGTGGTGTTAGCATCAGTGGACCGAGATGCCGCCCCAGACGCAGCAACGACGTAGATACCATTCTGGCTCGCAGTGCTCTGATTTTTCAAGAGTACTCGATCGCCAGTAGCAACTACAACTTCGTCGATGGTAACTCCGTCAACCAAAGCAGAAGCGATTGTGATGTTCTCCGTGGAGGCAACCCGGACAGAATCCTTAATATCCAGGCCCTGTTTAACCGCGTCAACATAGCCTTTGTTCGCAGCGTCAGTGTCTTCTGTACACGTAGCCAACCCGGTGATCTTCTTGTTGTTCATTGCTACGTCAGCAGAAGGCGCAGCAAACGAATTTAATGTAGTAGCGGTAGTAGCGTAATCAGTTGCAGCGGTGTAGGCTGCCGTGCCCAAGGTGCCGCCGGTACCTATCGCGAGGGTAGAACCATCGGTGCCGGAAATCGTCAGTGTGTTGTTGACAGTGAAAGTTTTTGTATCGGCAATCGTCAACGTACCGGTGGAGGTAGAAACCGTCAAACCATTGACAGTAATACCGGCCAGGGCAAGCGCCCCACTGCCGCGGTTAAGGGCTACAGAAGTCGTACCAATATAGGTAACATCATCAGAGAACGCCAGGTTCTTTTCTGCTGATCCGTTATGGAACTTCAGCCGGTTACTGGCATTGTATACGTCGCCGCTGACTGCTGTGTTGTCCGCGCCAGCAGGCAGGTTCAAAGAGGCGGTTACTGTTGCGCTGGGGGTGGCGAGTGTCTGTTTGCCACTGAACGTGTTCGTGGCGCGAGTCGCGAGCTGTAGCCAGTCGGTGCCGTTGTAATAAGTGGGTTGGTTAATGCTGCCGGCAGTGTTGAGGTACAGTTGCCCGGTTGCGGGCGTTGCCGGAGGCGTAGCAAGGGACTGAAGTGCTACGTTTTGAAGTTCGTTTTTGTTGAGATCGATTGATGTTAGAAACTGTTTAGCCATGATAGGTTCCTCTTTGTTTTAGATTAGACGTGCAACCCCAGAAAAAATACCAGAGAAGGTTATAGTTAGAGAATTTGCATCTGTATGAATTATTGTACCTTCAACAGTTGTTCCTCCTGAATCCAATACTACTGCAACAGGATAACGACCTAAATTATGATTTATCACCCATTCACTTAAGGGAACGGCTTGCTCATGAACAAATCCGGCCAATCCTGGGACTATCTGTTTAGCTAACAATTATTCACCCCGATATACTATAAATTTGGCCTGGTATAGCCAATACTCGTCTTAATAAAATCAAATTTGTTTTATCCTAAATTGTCAGCAGTCCAGAATACTTCTATCCCGTATGTTTTATTGCCAACATTTGCCCATGCAATAACAGCCTTATCACCAGCGACAAACGGCACTGGATTATCAGGAACATAAATATAATCAGAAATAGAAGTCATATCCTGAAGGGCAAGAACAGCATCATAAGTAGCGCCAGCATTAGCATCAGTCGTAACGGTAAGATTGCCTGCGCCGCCTGCTTCACTAAGATGAACCTTAATTGCGATTAACCTAAAATTAATGCCGGGATCGATAGTTAATGATATTGCCCCAGTTTCTGCCGTTGATCTTTGTACTCTCATATTGATTCCCCTTAACTAATTATCAGCTATTGTTGACGCATTATATGCGTTGATACATAGACAGGCATCAACCGCCCCACCAGATTCATTCAAAACCCTAATTAAACAGGGTTTTATTGGAGTTAAAATTATTTCATCAGCAAATGTGCCTGCTGACCCACTGCGAGTCTGCCCTTGATGTATTCCTAAAATAGCGCATCCTTCTTTACAAATTGCACCGGTTAAATCAATGGTAGGGTTGCGCCAGGCAGTTCCACCGAATACAATGGAAGATCCCCACTTTTTATTCACAATTATAATCTCAGTACCTCCAGTACTCATTTCATTACTTGCCAATTCATAAACTAAAATTCTACCCTTTCCTCCTAATCGGTAGGAAATTGAAATATGCGGGTAATTGGTTCCGGTGGCTTTAATTACAACATCCAGTGTTGCATTATTAGCCACCACCACATTCGTACTTGACCCAGTCGAATCAATATTGAACATTACTCCCTGGTGAATACGAGAATGAGGGTCATCAGCATAAGGCTTCTTACTTGCAGAAAGAGATTGTACTTGTAGAGGGTTCGAGCGATTAATAACCCCAGAACTATCTTTAAGCTCTGCGCTTTCATTAAAAATAGTTGTCACTGACTAAGCCTCACTATTGCTTCGCCGGATGTATAATTACCTTCTTTAATTCCAGCCCTGTATACGACACCAGCTTCTGGCTCAAACCCAAACTCTTGTGCAACAATAGAGAACGATTTTACATCATACCAAGTATCGCCAGAATCAAATGAACGCTGAATAGTAACTACTCCTACAAATGTTCCAGAAATAGAGCAATTAAAATACCCTTTTAATTCAGCAGAATCAGTGAAAATATTAGAAGTAGAGATGGTTCTTTCGACTTTTTTAACTGGTCTATTGATTGCCATATCGTTCCTTTTCTACTACTGAAGAAAATATTGGGTTCATGATACTTTTGATGTATCTATCTTCTTTAACAAATTCAGGTTTTATAAAGAAGGATTTAATTCTATTTATTAAGTTTTTAATATACTCAATCATTGACGAATTTCTCATAAAGAGACTTATGGGAATATTCAAGCAGTTCTTTTTCTTTACACGCTTTCAGTCTACCTTGAATAATGTTTAACATCTTATGGCCGATATCAATTTTCTTCGTTTCATCATTAATCCATTTTACATTATTCTCTTCATTATGTGTAATTTGGAATTTCAGGTGTTCTTCTTCTGAAAATGATAATTCTTGAATCAAATTGTGATAACATCCATAAAGGGTTAAATCTACATCTCTAATATCCGGTAATACATTCAATAATATAATCCGGTCATAAACATTTAACTCAAAGTCCATTTACTTTTCTCCCATTCTTAATCCAAGTATCTTGTGTTACGTTCAATGTCCCGATGTGAGCGTTTGTGCAACTGGTATCAACAAAGATCTTGTATCCTAAATTTCTCACTTTAATGCAGAATCCAAAATCTTCACTGACAACTCCATTGTGATAAGGGTAATTCATCTCGAACCACTTATTTTTATCCATTCTTTTAAATACTTCTGTCTTAACCAATAAAGAAGCTGCGCCTACTGCATCAATTTGAACTAATTCGTTCTCTTCCCATTCGGTTATGTTTTTGAATCTGTTATTTTCTTCCTTGAACATAATCGGGTCATAGGGTTCTGACCGTCTAAAACTCAAGCCCGACACTATCTGTTTGTCGTGCTGCAATAATTTAGGAATAGTATCAGGGTGGTGGCGATGATCGGTGTCAAGGAACAGTACATGGCTAAATGAATCGTCTTTAAGAGCTGCATGAATTATCGAATTGCGTTGGTCGTCTACTCTGCCTCGGTTCCCGATTATTACGCTGTGTTGGGGTTTCTTTAATTCTATCCATGATTCGAAGAATTGGATATTGAGGAAGTCCCAATTACAGGGGAGACCGATGGCGATGTTTAATTCTCCCATTATAGAGGCCCGTTGATTGCTAGTTCGGGGAAGTTTAACTTATGCAGCAATCCTTCCCTTATAATGAATTTATCTCTATCTAATGCTGCATTCCGTGGAGAATTAAAACCTGCGGTAGTAAATACAACCTTGCCGTTATACATTATCCTTGCTTGAAAACTATCACTGCCTTTATGATAACTTACGCCACAATATCCACTAGAATTCGAATCTCTTAATAACCTTGAATTTAACGAATTTACTTGACAAGTAACAAACCTGCAATTCTCTGGGGAGTAAGGTCCATCATTGTCTTCCCTATCAATTTCTAATCCTTCTGAATATGCATTAACTTTACACCAACCGATAAATTTTTGTGGGTCATTCAACCATTCATCACATACATAAATACCACGACCGCCATAATCTTTGTACTGTTTTTGATTTTTATTATAACAACGTCTCTTGACACTCAACCAAAGACTATAAAACTTATCGATATTATTTCTTTGGGAGAACCCGTGTTTTGTATTTCTTTCTTTAATTTTTTCTAAATTAAAACAACCACAAGAATTCGTATGTCCTGAAGTTAAAGAATACAATAGAACCTCGACTTTTGTTTTATCAACGCAATTACATTCGCAAAGAAATCTCCGTCTTCCCCATTTATTTTTATCAATTTCTTCGACAATTTTTAATCTACCAAATTCTTGTCCAATTACTACATTAATTCTATTCTGCCCACCTCTCATAGTATTCCTCCTATGCTAATCCATTTAATAAAAATTGGGGAAAAAGATGGATTAAGTCTTCTTGTCAGGTTCGAATCCCTATCCCCAAAATAATATAATAATTTAAACTACTTATGCAGCGAACACGACTAACCCTTTTACAACATGAATATTTGTGACGGCTCCAGAACTGAAGTCAATACCGGCTGTCAGTCCTACGACATATGCGTCCGCAGAACAAGAAGTTCCAAGGTCTGCGCTCGCCCCAGTTAAAATTAATTTATCCGCTGAGGCATCCCAAGTGGCGTTGCTTGATGCAGTGTCACCATACATGATCACATCTACGCCGGAATCGTCAACGCCGAAGGATACACTTGCAGCAGTTCCTGCAACTTTCCGTTTAAAAATTAATTTTCCAGATTCCCACGTTGATTTTACATTTGTTACTGGCATAATAATCTCCTTCTCCGTACCGGCTTTTATTCCGGTTTAAGGAAGCGGTTCCCCCTATTAAATTATTTTAAAACACTTTAAGTTTTCTTTTTCGGCCTTCCCGCTTTCTTCTTAGGCGGAGACTGAATCATTTTGTTCATCGGTGTCTCATGAATCATTTTATCTACTTCAGGGGCATCGATACTCTTTTGCTCTTCTTGTTGCTCTTTCTTCAATTCTGGTTCTTGCGTTTGTTTTACTGGTTTAGCGGTAGACGTTGCATCTACAATTTCGGCTACTCCTCTTTGGACTAATTCAAGAGCCTTTTGCTTGATAATAGTAAAGGTGTCCGGGGGGACGCGCCCGAGCCATTCACCTTTTACCATTCTTACTTTTAAATATTCCATTTGTTCTCCCGGTTAATGGATTTAATTGATTTTAGTGGAGGCGGGATCGGGACTTGAACCCGAATATTTAGGATATGAGCCTAAAAAGTTAACCATTACTATATCCCGCTTAAAATTGGGGCATATTTCAGCCCCGTAATTTCCGCTATGTTTTATCCCTTAACCCTTTAAAAGATTAAGGAATAAGGGTTAAACGATTGCGGTAGGGGTAGAAGTCCCAGCAATAGTCCGAGGAGCAGACATAATACAAGCAACACTACCGGAAACTGGAGAATCAGTCCCTTCAGTTACAGTAAGGCGGGCGAACTTGTCAGTGCCACTAAGTTCAGAAGCATTAACTTCCACCACCACCATACTCCCGGCCCCAGCGGCAGTCGTATAGCCTACAGCCGTGGCCGCAGTAACTGCCCCAAGGGTATCGCCAGAACTCGCTACCGCGTAAACAAACGGGATGGCGGTTGCAGTGCCAGGGGCAGTAGTGTCACAACTATCAACAGTGATCGTTGCGGTGCCAGTAGCGCCTACTCCACGGGAGATAACCCAAGTCGCTCTCTCAAAGTTAGAGAGATTCACGATATCGGTTGAAAATCCACCTTCATAGAGATCATCCATTGCAGCACCAGTAGGCATTGCGTTAACAAAATGTACTTCTTCAATCAGTCTTCCACTCATGATTTTATTCCTCCGTTATTTTTTATTGTGAACGTGCAGCAAACCAAAAACTACTACTTGAATTAAACCATCTTTGCCAAATTTCTCTGTTGTGGTTAGTTTTACCATGACAACTAGAGCATAAAGTTATTAAATTATCATCATCCGAATCGGTCTTTATATAATTTTTATGATGAATAACTAAAAATATTTTCTTGTTCCCTTTTCTTCCACAAAGTTGGCAACGAAAGTTGTCTCGTTTCTTTATCTTCTTTTTAAGTCTTTTATTAAAACTAGGAGAATATTCACCAAAAGATATTCCTCCTAACCAAGTTGAAGATCCTTCACCAGTTTTACCAATTGACAAGCATTCATCAGAACAGTAAAATTTAGAGTGCCTTTCTGACACTGCTTTTGTTACCATTTTCCCCTTTTCGCATACAGAACATTTTACTTCTACTTGCGAAAAATTAGGATGATTCTCTCCTTGCCAATTTAAATGTTGCCAATTGTGTAAACACTTCCTATAACAAAAACAATTTTCTTTATTCTCTAAATCTTCCGGCCTAACAAAAATAATTTCATTACAATTTATGCAATTTGTTTCTACTTTATTCCTGATATGATTTAAATAACACTTCCTAGAACAAAAACTTCCGTTTGTCTTTTTGTGTTCGTACTCTTTTCTTTTAAAATCACTACCGCACCCATCACAGGTAAGTGTCACATTTTTATATGATGATAAACATTTACGACTACAGCAGAATCTTTTATTTTTACGCTTATCATATCTTGACTTGTGAATCATAAATACTGTTTCACAATTTTCACAAATTACTTCTACTTGTTTAAACTTATCATTATTCCTACAAGTAGTATTGCAATAAAATCTTTTTGTTTTATTGGCGTTGTATGCCCGTTCAGTAATAATCTTTGGTTTGCCGCACGTTTCACATTTTACTTCAATTTTATTCGCTCTTTTACCCATACATACATACTCCCACTATAATCCCGTATGATAATCAGTGCGGAAGTCAATCGGGAGATATTGACTTATCGGGTGCCCCCTATCCGCACTAAAGTTTAACTAATCTTACCGAGCCTCAAGAGTTACAATCGGGGAGATTGTAGTTGCTGTGGATTGAGGAGGTGTGACTGCTGATTTCCAGGCGCAACTTCCGTCCATTCTGAAAACGAATTTATACGCTGTTTGGTCTGCGTCGAATTTTAGATGCACAGATGAACTATAAACACCATTTGCTTCTGCGCCAGCTTTAATTGCAACATAATACTGACTCCAATCTACAAGAATGATATCACCAGCAGAAGAAAGTGCAGAACAATGCTTGTTATATACAACTGGAAGACCCATCAAAGTATCAAATGGGCGACCGGCGGCCCCATTAGCCGGGAGCCAGACAGGAATTCCGCCTGTTCCTACGGCCATGGACATAGTGGCAAGGGTCGGGAGGCAAGCAGGATTTACCATCCAGATAGCATTTACCTTATCATTAATACGGGTGTACATATTAAGGATATTCTCGAAGAGAATAGTATTTGCGCCCTGCCCAGTTTCCTTAGAAACGGTAACAAGAGCAGCAGAATTTAAGATCCCTTGCGGCTTACCAGCACCTGAGCCACGAATTAGAGCATCATTCATCTCAAAAGTCAAGGCGTCACGGAAAGAATCACGAAGAATAACTTCCATGGAAGCAGGGCTATCAGAGATCATTTCGTCAGTAACGAAAGCCATCAGGCCGAGTTTCTTCAGAGAAAGCCGGAGCTTACCGAACTTCATAGAGCTACCAGTGTGGGTGTCCTCTTCGTCCATCCAGGTGGCCTGAACATTACCATAAGTCTTGCCGGAACTCTCATCAAAGCCATTTACATAAGGCATTTCGATGGTGTTACGCTGAAGGGGGACCTTCCGAGTCCGACCGAATGCAAGGTCTTCCTGCATAACGGGACGCAGGAGATCAGAACTCCACTCAGGCGGGATAAGATAAGCACCAGCTTCGTTATCAGTAACATTCTGAGACGGAGAACCAGCAGCTTTGGTTTCCCACTTCTTCAACTCTTCAGAAACATTGCCGCGATTAGCCTTATAAACGTGAACACCGAAGTTGCTCAAAGTTTTAAAGCCAGCAGTGGGGTCTTTGTCAATAGGGTCAGCACCCACCTGAATCCGCTGTTCAATCGGCTCAACAGCCGCCTTGATCTTAGCGTCAATTTCAGTAGCAAGTGCTTCCTTAAACTTAGCAACAGCCTCATCCACAACGCCAACCGCGCCCTTCGCAATTACTTCATTCAATTCTTCAACGGTCATAGTTTTCTTTTCAGTATCCATTATTTAAATCTCCTTTATCTCTTTGTTCGTTTGTTTAGATCGCCTAACATCTCTTAAATGTCTCCAGCGAAAATTTTCCTTGACGGAATGCTATTTTTATCGTATTGTTAAAATGGGAGGGTATACTCAGTCTTCCTCCCATTTTAAAATTAAACTATGTTATTCAAACTCAATAATACCTTTAGCCATTTTAATTCTGTCTTCTACTATTTCACTGATATTAATTTTACTGAATACTTCTTTTAAATTCTTAGTAAAAATATCCTGTACCTGTTCAGGAGTAAAATTTAATTCGGTTTCTTTTTTAGTTGAAGTTAAAAATTCTACCATTTTAGTTTCAGGCATTTGGATTTCTAATCCTTTCTTCTTATTACTTCTTACATCGATAATTAATTGCCGTTGTGCTTTCATTTGATCTAAAGATTTAACAAGCGCCTCGTCGATAGAAATGTTTAGATCTTCAGCAATCATCTTTGCAAATTCCACTAATTCTTTTAAATGAGAACCAGAATATCCAGCAGTCTCTTCCGCAAATTTCTCTATTATTACCTTATCGGCATAATCAACAAAAAACTTTAATAATTTAATTCTATTTTCTTTATTTGGTAAAGAAAAATTTATAATATGGTGAAATCTACCTGGGCGATCAATCAATGCTTCTGGCATTTGCTCAGGAAAATTTGAAGTTAAGACAGTTAAAACGCCTTTATTGTCTCTAATCCCATCCATTTCAGTTTTGAGAAGATCAATCGTATAATCTTTCAACCAAGTATCAATATCTTCAAGAAAAAATACAGAAGGAGCAAGATCCCTTGCCATTTCAAAACCAAGAGCTAATGCACCAGCAGCCCCATATCTAAAATCTTTAGAAGATGCCCAAATAAAAGTAGTATCAGGCTGATTCATCAATACCTTACCAGTCATCGTCTTGCCTGTCCCTGGGGGGCCGATAAGCATAATCCCTCTACTGGGGGAAGTCTTAGTAAGTCTATCAATGCTACCTTTGACTTTATTCTTCGCTTCTTCATCAGGGAAAATTACATCATCCCAACCAATTTCTTTTTTATCAAGAAATTCTCCCATAATAGAGAATTTTTCACCTTTCAGTAGATTGTTTTCTTTTACCCACTGAATGGCATCCATAGCAAATGATTTATTTAGTTCAATATTTTTATCGGTAGTATAAATATTAATCCCATACCCACCCCAATCTGGTTCAATCTGGAATACAAATCTTTCACCAGAATCTGCTTTATAAAACTGTGTCCCTTGAGTTAAGAATTCTTCTGATCTTTTTGAATTCAACTGGATAACTGAATGGCGAAGAGGAATTTCCCCACCATTTCCATACAAATTCCTCTGATCTAATAATTCGTGTTTAGTTAGTGAATTTCTAAAGCCAGATAAATAATTACCTTTCATTGCGCTAGGGATAAAGAAATCAGTAACAAACATATTCTTGATTTTGCAATTCAGGAATTTACAGAAGACCTTTAGTTCAAAACCAGCAGGTTCAGTTCTTACTGAAGTAATATCAAATTCTTCTTCGCCATACTGTTTTGAGATAATTTTCTTATCTTCATCAGAAATATCTTTAATCTTGCAAGATTTCAGAATATTTGTTATTCTATCTACTTCTTCTTGAGTAACCTTTTCTACAGTCGCTACTGATTCAATACTCTCTTCTTTTTGAACTTCTAAGATAATATCATTGATTTCTTTTTTAATGCTTTTAACTTCGTCTGTCGCTTTTTCTTCGACGACATCAATAGTTTCTGGTTCAGCTACTTCTCCGATTTTCTCTATTTCATTAATAATTTCAAGGTCTAAACCTTTTTCTTCGGCGTCTTCAAGGACTTCCACATTTACTATTTTTTCAATTGGTTCAGCATCTTCGACAGTCTCAGTCTCTACTACTGGTTTAGCATCGACAACTTCTTCAATCGTTTCTGATTTTTCTTCTACTGCACCTTCGTTTTCTACGGTTTCCTGAACCTCTTGTACCTCTTCGATTACTTCTTCTGGTTCATCAAGTGATTTTTCACTGAGGTTAATAAATCCGATTACTTTTGCTTTATCTTCCATTGGGAAATCCGGTAGAGAATCCGGCTGGGTGGAGAGGAGTTCGATATATTCTGGGGAGGATTTAGCGTCTTCTGCGAAATCCATTACACACTTAGTCTTAATCATGCCAGAAGCAGATCGTTCCACCAGCGCATTCATGTGATCAGGGACAACTGCTGCGCTTACCTCAAACAATTCCACTTTCTTGTAAACCCGATTAGGCAATTTTCCATTCCTATTATATTTAATAATATCTGCTTCTTTAAAATCTTCCCTTTCGAGATAGTCAAACGCACGGAAGCCCACAGAGAACGCATTGAGCACCCCATCCCGGTACAGCTCATAGAATTCTTGTCCTTCCAAAGTTGAAGCGAACTTAACCTTGAATTTTAAGCCTTGTCCCGGAATTACCCGTGCCCAAAGTGCTTTACCGATAGGAGGCCTGTCATATTGATGGAACGCGGGGATAACCGGATTTTTCAAAAAGTTCTCTAAATCCCAAGCTTCGTCTTCGATAAGGTCGCCTGACCTGTCAATGGAGTCTGACTTATTTGCCCATGCAACTACTGATTTCTCTTCGTCATTCACTTCCTTTTTAAAGCAAGTGGCGAACATTTTATTTTCAATCATTATTTTATTCCTCCTTGTTCTCGTCTTTATCTTCTTTCTCTACTTTTCTTATTTCAACTTCTCCGTACAATTCTTCGGTTTCCAGTTCGTCATCTTTTATAATAAGTTTTCCATCTTTATCTTCTTTAAATTTAAGAATATATCCCAATTCTTCATCAGCAGTCCTACAATAATTTACTTTAATTCCATTCAAAAATGCCGTATATTTGTAAGCCTTTGGTGTATAACCAATATCATCTTGATTTACTGATGCTCTCATTTTAAGCCTCAAATTGTCCTAATTTATAATCCTTCTTCTCGTCCGTGTGCAGGCAAATACCTTTTATAATAATTGGTTTATATTCATAACTTTTATTAAAATCATATTTAATGTTATTCGAACAATTTTCACATGCCTTTGGATTTGTATAAGGTAGAGTGCAATTACATGTTCTCATTTTATTCCTCCCAACTGACCCACTCTTTATTAGTTAATTCTTTATCTTCAATTCTAATAGGCAGATTAAATGTAATACCATGAACAGGGTGTGTAATAAAGAAATTTTGGGTAGGTGGTTCAAATGGATAATTCCCCTTCGCTGCATATTCACTAAATCCAACCAATGAACCGTTGCATATACACCGTTGAGCAAATGTCATAGATTGATGGAAGTGCCCAATCAATAATACATCGTAATCTGCATTCATTGACCTAGCAGAAGAGCGTTTCTTCATGTCACCGCGCAAAATCGGTCCAAGCGCGCCGAGGATTCCGTTTCCACCGGAAAATTGCGAACCATGTGTGATTCTATAAGTGTAATCGTACACCTTATATTGAGCATCTTCACCATCTGCAATTAAAAATTTAATTCTTTTGTCATTTTCAAAGAACTTAGCAAGGAGTTGATATTGAAGCCAGTCCATTGAATCGTATGCGTACCCCTTCGCTCTCGGTTTAAGAGTCAATCGCCCATGATTCCCGGCTACACAGGGAACAAATACCTTCCCAAATGAATCAGCTAATTTTTTAATTGCTTCAATCATTGCATCTAAAAGTTCAAGGCTCACTTGTAATACTTCTTTTTCACCTGTTATCTTCAATTCGTCATGAATGAGTCCAGTGCTGAGGTCACCAAGTAGAGGGACAATGATCCCTGGATACTTAGCATTAGCTATATGATTAAATGATAAATCAATAGCTTTATCAACCACTACTTGCAATCTATGTTTAGCAATTTCAATATTGTATTTATTTACTCCGAATATCTGGTCAGGATCAACCACCTCTCCAAAATGCAGGTCGCTAATACATAAAGTAGGTACTCCAATCGTCCCATCATTAAAATTTGACTCTTTACTTAGCCATTCTGGGATGATATGATTGGAATCTTTTAAATTGAGAATAAATCTCTTTATATATTCAGCGGAAACGCTATTTTTATTTGCTTCCACTAATTCTTTTCTTAAGTCCTGGATTTGTGATTTAAGGATAAGTGTTTCGTTACCATTTTCTGATTGTACTTTAAAAATTTCTTTGTATCTTGTGTTGTTTTTAGCCCGCCTCAAGTGGTTGCGTACTGTTGTTCTGGGAAGGTTAAGCTCCCTGGCTGTTGCTCTGGCGTTTTTATCCAGTTTCAGGAATGTTTCAACAATCAATTCTTGGATCTCTTGTGATTCTGTAGTCAAAATTTTTCTCCCTTAATTATGACTTATTAAAGCAATCTTTATGGGTATGATGTGAGCGACAGACTAAAATCTGGTGGCTCATATTATCCGCTTCATTTAAATATAAAGAAACCATTAAATTATGATGAATAA